TTTACCAGTAAGGTCTAGCTCCATATCTCTTTTTAGTTCTTTACCAGCTTTAGCTATTTGATAAGCTAACTCTGAATTTACACCTGCATGAATAACAGCTTCTTGTGTGCCTGAAACCATCACAGGTTTGTATGAAATCTGTGTATAGTTGAGAACACGTGAAGTTGCAGACATTGCAGCACTAGGAGAATCATCTCCTTCTATTTGTGCATTTGAAGCAGCAGATGCTAAAGAATCAGTTTGCCATTCATGTTTAGTAAATGTTGCAGTTCCTGTACCAATACTTGACATAAATGGAGTATCAGTTGGAGTAATATTATAAATAATATTCTGCAAATCTTCTCTGTTTCCCACAGCATCATAGGTTTCAAATGTATTTGTTAATTGTGCCATTTGTATTACACCTCTGTGTTAAAAGTTTAGTATTAGATTAATCCTTCGAGTAATTTAGCAGCATCGCCAACTTTACCTGTTTTTCTTAATCTAGCTCGTTGTTGCTTTACTTTCTCGCTATTGACTTCACCTTTAGTAGTACCTGTACCTGGTTTTGTTACTTTAGGAACAATTTTTGCTTTCTTTTTAGATATTTTTGCATCTAAAAGATTTTCATACAACATAGCTTTATGAAGAACGTCTACTGATCTAGCATCAATAAGACTATTAACTTCTTGTTCAGTAAATCCTTTTTTTACTGCAAAGGTTTTAATTGATTGTTTCAATTTAGGGCCTTTGTTTGGATCATTCCAATCAGGAAGTCTTTGTGCCATTATTTCTTGCTGTCTAGCAAGTTCTTCTTGCCACTTAGTTTGTGCTTCTTGCTGTTGTTTAAGTTGAAGATTATTTTGTTCTTCTTGAACTAATCTTTTGTTTTCTTGAAGTTCTCTGTATTGATCTCTTTTGGTCATATATTCCATTGGATCATCTTCCTTGAGTTTTGCCCAGTCAAAAGATTTAAACTCATTAAGTTTTTTATCTGCTGAATCTGTAAATTGTTCAAGTTGAGAAATGTATTGCTGTCTTTCTTGCTGAGTGGCAGCTAATTCTTCATCAGCTTTTTGCCTTTGTTCTGCTAATACTTGACTTTTTCGTGTGTAATCAGCTTGTCTTGAATAACCTGAACGAAGCTCATCGAGGGTAACCTCAACATCTTTACCATCAACTTTGACAGTATATGTACTAGGTTCATCTAGTGCTTGTTCTTGGTCATTTTCAACTAAATCATCAGCAGTCAATTCGTTAGAATCTTGTACTGGTTCTTCAACTGATTCGGTATTTTCCATTACCTGTTCAGAAGTATTATCCTCTACTTCTGTTTGCATTTCTTCCTCTACAGGTTCTTCCGAAGCTGGAGCTTGTAATTGAGAAAGTAATGCTTCCTGTGCTGATGCAACATCAGTTACAGGAATTCCTTTATGTTTGCTTTCTTTTGTTGGAATATTGTCTTGTGGAGTTGGTTTATTTACTTTAGCCATTTTTATTCTCCTTTCTTTCTTGTTCTAACAATTTTCCATTTTCCATAGTATTTATTAAAACTTGTTTAAATTTTAATGCAGCAATTTGTTGATGATAAAGAGATTCTCTAATATCTTTATCTTCAGATTTCGTTGATATCCATTGTTGGTAACCATCATTTAATATTTGATTAAAAGCATTTACTATTAATGAA